TGCCGATGGTGCAGATACCGCCGGAGTAGTCTCCAGTCTTGGTGATGGTCGTTCCGGTGTTGGTGGTCGGGGTGACGGGATCTCCATCAATAGCGGCACCAAGAGTAAAACTGGGGACGATGCAGTTGAGCGTCGAGTCTGTGAACGGAAGAGTCCAAGTTGTCGTGCCAGCAGAGAACACTCCCGTCAACTCAACCCGCCTGTCGAGATAGACGATGTATTTGCCAGTTGCCATTAGAAGGTGTCCGATGGTACTTCGTACACAAGGCAGTCGATGGTGTACTCGCTTCCGGTCTGAATGAGCAGGTAGACCGCGTTCCTGATTGGAGCCATGCCAGCGATGCGATACGACGCATCGAACTGGTACTTGGTCCAAGCCGATTGATCTTGGGTGTTGCCGCTAAAGTGCTTTCGGTAGACGTACAACTTGTTGGAATCGTCAGGCAGCAGAAGCAACGCACCTTCGGCATCGACCGAGGACATGCTTCTGATGGTGAGAGGAACAAGCGTCGGCACATGCGTCGTGATTGAAGTGAAGACGTTTTGAACGACAACATCGTCGTAGACGTACTGATTGATTTCCGCGTAACTTCCTCGCTCCGAGTTGAAGTACACGAACTCGCCAACGCGAACCGGACGAGTTGACCACGTTTGAGAGCGGGCAATCTGCGTAGTTCTGATAGTGGTCGGCGCAAGAATGCCGTCCCAAGAAAATTCAACATGCTCGCCGTTGAACGTCCAGACCAGAATCGCGTCACGGTACGGCGTGATGTACTTGCAGTTGACAACGTGGTTGGTGGCGAGCGGTGCCACGATGGGGTCAGAATCAACTGCGTTGTTGTAGGTAGTGGCGTAGAAGTTGAAGAGATCGTCCGTTTGAGACAGAACGAGGTACTGCCCCATGGCAATGCACATCCTGTTTTCCACGAACGCGACATCGGCAATGGTCTGGCCGTCGATGATTGGCTGCGGGGCCGGGTTGTTCAGTTCATCGCCTGACAGCCTGCTGTTCCAGTCGATGGTCGAGCAAGTGAATCCTGCTCGGGCGTAGAACGTGCCACCAGTTCCGCCGCTTGCGGTAGTCGTCGGAACGGTGAACGTGTTGACCGTTAGCACCGTGACCACATGGCTTGCGTTCAGGGCCGGGATGCTGTTGCCTGAAATCACGATGGTCTGCCCGGTGGTCAGGCCATGATTGTTTGAAGTAATAGTGGTTGGCGTGCCTGCCGCCGTGGTCGAGATCGACTTGTTGATAAAGCCGAAATAGTTGCGAACCAACTGCACAGGCATCTTGGTCGGATCAGGCCGAGCCTGCGGCTGCGATGGGGCCGGTACTCGCGTCCATCGAGATGAAGGCGATTGCGTAGTGGTAGGAGTGCCACTACCGGCTACGTTGGTGAAACTCAAGAAGTTGTGGAACGGGCGATTGGAATCAATCAACGAATAGATGTGTGTAGCCGCTCCGTAGTTGGGAGACAGCACGCTTCTCACAACCGAATCATTGCCCTTGTACGGGCTGACGATTTCAAAGTATCCAGAACCACCGTTGTAGTTCCAGTTCAGCAATGCGTTGGTGGCACCGGCCTTCTGCATGGATTTCTCAAAACGCTTGGCAATTTCCTCCATTGTGGTTGCTTGATTGCCAAGTGCAGAATCGAAGTTCTCGATCACATCTACTTCAATGCCAATGCCATTGGTCGTGACGTTCGCGGCGGCGGCAATCACGCATGATCCCCTTGGCGTGATGGTGATTTGATTGTTGGAGTCGCGTGACTTGATGATGGCCCAACCAGCGGTAATGCCTGTTCCGCCAGTCACATAGATCATGTCGCCAGACTGAAAGGTATAGGAAGTGAACGCTCCGGTGCTGGTAAGAGTCCAGTCTGAACCCGACGCTGCGGTTGTTCCACCGGCAATCACCATTGCAAATCGCTGGAATCCAACCCTGAATCCCATCGGATTGTGAGATGAAGTATCCCAGTCGCCGCCCGGCGCATACCAGTTAGAACCAAATGTGTGAGTCTTGCTGTTGGAATATCCAAACGTCTGCGAGCCACTTGAATACTTGTAGTAACCAAGCGCGTCAAGATCATCGTCTTCAGCAGTCTTGGCGTAGGTGTCATTATCCTGAATGTGGCTAATCATCTCTCCGTATGTCTTGTAGTTCTCAGACACGGAGTAGGACGCTGAAGTCAACAGCCCGGTTGCGACCTTGTTGTTGGTCAAAATGGTGTAGTCGTTGACTGTCACCGGGATGATGTTCTTGCCATCAGCACTGCCCGATGCCAAGTACGTTGACGCATCGCCGCTGGTGGTCACGACGGCTTCGACAACGACCGGAGGCTGCACGCCCATCTCTTGAAAGACGCGAACATTGCCATCTCCGTACATGATGAGATAGCGTTCGTTCTCGTCACGCTCAACGGCATGAAGCCGAACGTCCCTTCCACTCGACGGAGTTGGCGACAACTTGTGGTAGAACTTGGTAAACGGCCTCTTGCTGGCACCATGCTCAACCGTGAAGTCGATGTTGGTCGCGTCCTGAACCTGCGAAGGCAAGCGAATGGTTTCAGGCTGCTGAGAGATGCCAGTGTGCATCAACTGAATCGGAAGCCTGATTTCTCGCTTGTTCATTGCTGTCCCTTGTTCTGCTGCATCGCCACGAACGGCTGAGCAGTCTGAATCTGATGACCGGGAAGTTGGGTCAACGGGCGTGCGGCGCGGGCCGCACCAAGGATGTGTTCCATCAACCAAGCGTCACGCTGCGGATCGCCGTTGTTGATCTGCGTCCACTTGCGGCACGACACCCAAGCGATGTATTCCTTCACTACGGGGGGAATGTCATCCCAAGTCGCAGACCCGTACACCACATCAAGGCAGATGTTGGTGGCATCGGGAAACTCGTTGCTGTATCGGTCGATGTCAAACACGAAACCATTGACGGCATCGAAGTGGCGGTAGGCATGGCGACCGGCACCCCACACGGCCAGCACGGTGCTTTCCAGCGTGATCTTGAACGGCGTGCCGGTGGGCGTGTACTCACGGCCACGGTACACATTGAACTCAAACCCGGCAGCAAGGATTTCCTTCGTGACCTGATCGAGCATTTCCTCTGCTCGGCCAGCATCGCTAGTGCCGCCAGTGTCGAGTGCCGCGTAACTGAGTTGGTTGGTCCACCACGCCATCCGATTGATGGCACCAAGTTTGGACAAGCCGAGAGTGGGCATTACTCGTCACCTCCGACAAAAGCCGCTGCGTTGACAGTCGTAAGACCAGCAGGGGCAGTCAGGCGAATGAAGAACACTTCGTTGGCCTTGAGGCGAATCGCTCCGGGGAACGAGTCATCGGCCTTGTTCGCGTCAGTGTACTTGGTGCGGATCACGACCACGCTGCCACTGGGGGCAACGGTGTAAGCCTGCTTTGCCGTGGTGGCGGGGCTTCCGTCATCTTGACGATCAGCATTGACAACGGTAACTGCTGCTCCCGTTCCGTCCGTATCGCAGGTGCAGTATTCGATCTTGACGGCTTTCTCGGTGGCGGCACCGCCAGCACCCTCAAACGACACCTCCATCGCGGTGAGGATGATGCCATGAGTGGACGGGGACTTGACACCGACAAGGTGTACGGTTTGGGACGCAGTCAGAGGGACTGCTCCAGTATTGAGTGCGAACTTGCGACCTGCCATGTGTTCCTTTCTCAGTTAGCGCGGTGCTGCGCTAACTGCTAGTCTACTGATCCGCCACCCGGTATTGGTGCCACATCTGGAGGACCAAGTGGTGGCGGTGGTGGCGGCTCAATGATTCTACCTCCACGAATCGTTGCATCATCTCCGGGCTTTGGTGGACCAGAAATTGAAATTTGACCACCAGTCGAGAATGACGAATAGCCATACCCAACGGGAATGGTGCTAAGAAGGAAGGCCCTTTTTCTCTTCCAGTTGACTACGAGTTCCTGCTTAGGCGGATGTGCTGGCTTCTCGCAGCAGACAAGGTTCTGAATCTTGCCCGGAGCGTCCACTGATACGGAAGAGATGCTTCCGGTTGCGTTTGACGCAAGAAGCCTTCTCGTCTTTCCGCAGCAGTTGTTGCTCATAACCAAGCACCACTAACCTTGTAGAAGACTGTTGCCGTTTGCCAAGTTCCAGACACCTTGATGTACGTGACAGTTGCCGACTGCCACGTTCCCGACACCTTGATGTAGGGAACAACCGCTGGTCCCGCACCAGTGCTTCTCAGAAGTGTTAGCAGCATGGCTTAGCCTTCTGCTTGCAGAGCAACGATGTCCGCTTCCACCTTGGCAATGTCGGCCTGTATGGATGTGATTTGATTCACATCTCCGATGGCGACGGCAGTACCCATCTGACCACTCAAGTAGGACAAGCGAGTTCGCAACACTTCGATGAGTTCTTGGTTGGTCATGGTCACACCAGCGGGATGAGTTCTTGGGTGCGGGTCGCAAGATGCGACTGGAGGAACACGATGTCGTACTTGTCGGTGCCGTCGATGGCCACATAACACGCCATGCGGTTGCCGAGAGTTGCCGTGCCCGCTTGGATTTCGTCGGTCGGCGTGTACGGCATGAGTACGCGGTTCTGCACATCAAACCTGAAGATTTGGCTGACCTGCGAAGCGACGTACGAGTTCAGATAGAACATGCGACCTTCACTGCCGAATGGTGAGTAGCAACCACTCAACTGTGCCGAAGTCGTGATGCCGCCGTCGATCACGATGGCGTTGGTCCAAGTTCCAGTGATGCCGTTCGCAATATCAAACACATCAAGGTTTGCTGACGTTCCTCGCCAGCAAAACAGGTGCGAGTGCCGTGAGTTCTTGGCCGTGTCGGGCCTGATGCCAAATGCGGGCATCCACATCATGCCCGACGCACCGGCGTTGGCTGCTGCCGCAAAGTACGTCGTACTCCAAGCATTTGCGTTGATGCTGTTCGTGCCGTTGTTGATTGTCGCATCGGTGTAGTTGTAGGTATAGACCGTGGTTGTTGCAGTACGCAGGATGACGAGGTTGGGATACTCGATCACGAACTTGGCCGACGATGATGGAGTGGTAGTCCATGCCGTGCCCAAGGTGTAGACCGGGCTTGGTCCCGCCGTGTGGCTTGAGATGATTCGCCGCTGACCAACTGATGCTGGGGTTGTGGTGTCCTCGACAATGCGAATCTGAAAGTTGCGGTACTCATTGGCAACGACCGCAGAATCAGCATTGGCTGCACGACCAGTAATCGTGGTGGCAGCAGATCCGGTAGCCGTGATCGCCTTGCGACCATCAATCGTTGCATCTCCAACAATCATGCCCTCGCCCGGCTTTGAGTCATAGGGAACATATTGCTCATCCAAACAAACCAGCGACGAGTCCGTTCCGACAGTCGGAAGGTTCGTTTGGTCGCGGTTTGAGAAGGAGTTCGTCATTGCGTTGAACGCCTTCCACGATCCAAGTGTCGGCGCACCGCTTGAGAGATACAACATGCGGCCACCCATCAGTTCGTAGCGGTCGCTGCTGGTGGGCGTGAAGGTGAGGGCGTTGTCGAGCAGCAGCGTCGGAGTCGTGCCGCCGGTGTTGCCGACGA